TAGCACCCAGCATCGTAATAACAGCTGCTATCACTAATATTAGCTAGTGGCTCATAGTTTTCTGCACCTGGGTCTGTACATCCGTAGTAGGGATATATACACGTTCCGTTGTCAGTATTGGCGTCATCGTCATAGTTCAATGCTAAACTATCTGTGCAACCATACTGCACACTTATACAGCTACCATTGTCTGTATTACAGGTGTCGCAGTAATTGAATGCTGTTGGGTCTATACAACCAAATATCAAAGGTACACAACTACCATCATCTACATTTGCATTAGGATTGTAGTTGAACGCACCATCGTCCATACAGCCTTCTACGACAGCAATACAAGAATTAGGTAGCTCAACGTTAGCCAGTGAATCGTAATTAAATGCAGTTGAATCCATACATCCGTATACAACCACTGTAGCACAGCTACCATCATCGTAGTCGTAAGACGCGTCATACTCCAGATAAAGTGGATTAGTACACCCTGGATTATAGTAACAAGTTCCATCATCTGTGTTTACTGAGTTATCATAGTTTACAGCTAGACTGTCTATACAGCCATAAGTTCTTTCCACACAAGTATTGCCACAGTATGGTTCCCCCATAATAGGAAAGAAAGGTGGTATAGGATTTACAAACCCACCCTCTATGTCTATTGAAACATAGTCTTCAGAATATAAACTATAGCCACATTGTACCGCTGTGAAGTCTGATTGCTGTGTTATTTCAAACACCGCTCTTACAGGGTAACCTGCAGCTAAATTAATAAAAATTGTTGTATCAAAACCATCTACCAAAGTGTATGTACCAATATCTTGATAACCGAATGGTGGTATCATACTAGTTGCTTGCGATAGCTTGAGTGTAGAACCAGCCCAGCCGTTTCCAGCCAGGTCAGTTAATTCGAGCTCATGCATACAGCTATCTATAGCTATATCTGTGTTAGCCGAATCTATATAATTATATGCTAATGAGTCTGTACATCCGTATATTTTTGGTGTAAAACACATTCCTGTGTCTAATGTAGCAGCTAAGTCAAACTCTACAAAACTACTATCCATACAACCAAATACTGGTGGAGGTGGAGGGCAGCCTGATGTATATATTGTGTCAAATATCTGAAAGCCAAAATCAGCTACAGGTAAACTCCATATTGTGTCACCACACTGTTCTATGTAAACAGAACCATCGTTACCACCCCATAAACTACCCGCTACTCCATCTCCATATAAGTCATCTAAAACAAATATAAAACTGTCTATTGGAGCACATATACTTGCATACTGTGGTTCATAGTCAACTATGTTGTCATAGGAACCGCCCTGCAAAAGAGTGTCACCACTAAAATTTATTATAGACCAAGATGTTTCTTCTGGATATTGGTCAGGATTTATTGTTACATTTAAACTCCATGTGTTTGGTGGACATTGTGTATATACTAGATTACAAACCAGTATAAATAATATTGTAAATAGTTTTTTCATATATTCTGCCATATTAAGTTGCCTGAAGCACCGTGTTCTATTACATTAAAATTACCTCTATGTGGTTGACTTGCCACTATATCATTACCGTGTCCACTTAGTGGCCAATAGTGTTTCATTACATGACCTGCATCTAAACTTAATGTTCTCCAGTCAACAAAAGCTCCACTAGCATACAATGCTGAAACATCACTAGAAGATAGTTCACCTTGAAATATAGCAAGGTCTCTCATACCAAAGTTTTCGTAGTTTTGATTATCTCCACTGTCAACTCCAAAACTTGTAAATCCTATTTCAATAAAATCCATAGTATCTCTTGCGTTTGTAACAGCATCTGTAGTGTCCCAACCACTGTATCCAATAACACCTATATCTTGAGCGTTCCAATACATTTTAAAATTAGTAGTTCCCTTGGTATTGTTTTGTTTAACAAAAGTTAAATGTACAAAGCCATCTGAGTTAGTATTACCAGCGTTGCCGCTATGCCAAGCTGACGATAAACTACTACCCGTTCCACAACCACAAATAGTGTTTCTATCGTGTAGAGCTTGACCCTCAATATTTTTATCATCAGAAGAAGAATCTTCCTCATAATGATAAGCAAAAAGTCTACCTCTGAAGCTACTTCCAGAACGAAGGTCATATTGAAAGTGAATCCAATTATTATGTCCTGATGTTGCTCTAGAGTCTTTATCGCCCCAAAACATAAAACCTACGGCTTCAGTTTGTTGATGTCCTGGAGCATTTGTAAAAATAGCTTCCGATACAGAACCGTCTACCTTATAAGTCCAAGTAGGCTTTACCCAAAAAGAAACACTCCATTCATCAGCGAAAAAATTATCATCAGTTTCATCAGGGTCTATGTCTGCCATAAAAGCATTTACCTCTCCGTCTGGCCTGGAGCTCATATCAAGATGTATACGCTGGTCAGTTCCGTTAAACTGAGCATACTGCGTATTGTTCCAAGAAAATTGATTTATGTCTCTCCTATTATCTGGAGCGCTAATACTTAATCCTAAAGGCATATTTAAAATTTACTAATTATTAATTCATCTATATAGTCCTGTACCTCTTTTCTAGTGGCTACTAATTTAAAACTTAAGTCAGCTTGAAATCGTTTTACTTCTTCTCCATCATCAAATATAACTATTGTAGGAACTACAGCAATCTGATACTTTTTTTGATTGTCATTATCATCAATACTCTTAGTCTCCTTTTCGCAGTCTCCTAATTTCTTGAACCACTCAACATCATTTGCAGAGTTAAATCCTGCGTTAAAATGTATCGCCGTCACTTGCGAAAAAGACGTGTATGAGACCGCCAATAAAGACAATACCAATAACCAGGTGAATAATTGTCTGCATTTCATATTATCTAGAATAAGCTAAAACCTTACCGCTATCAAGTTCGATAGAAGCGAAGTTCCCGTATATAGTGGCTCCTTTTGGAATAGTAAAATCTACTACATCTGTTATAAAAGACATATCGCATTCTGACACGTCTACTGCAGCATCTTCTATAGCTTGTATAGCATAGAATGGTCCAGTGTGCTCATCTGTGTCGTCTATTAGTATTACTGATTTTGGGTTGTTTGAGCCATTAACAGCATCTGCTATAGCTTTCAATAAATTTTCTTGTGTTGTTGGCATAATCGTTATTTATAAATTTTATCTTCAATTTTTTCTAATGTAACCTTTATATCTTTTACATCTTCCTGTGTCGTCATAATTGTTTGACGAATCAACTGGTCTTTCATATCATACTCAATCCTGGTTATCTCTGGGTCTGGAGCAACAGGCAACTCTTTTGCCTCTTGTATGTCAGCTTTTAATGTAAACCACATTCCTGTCATACTAACAAGTACAACACCTAATGCTATTATAGTTTCTAAGCTAAGCTTTACCTTAGTCTCTTTACTGATTTCTGTTGCCATTATTTTTTACAGTTTTTTGAGCACCAGTTTAAACAAACTGCGCCGAATGTTATACTCTTTATTAATAAACAAATTTTCTCTTTCATGTTTAGAATATAAGATAGTTAATACCGAATTTAAAATCATACCACTCTCTGTTCCAGTAGTTGTTATACTTGCCTTCTACAAAACATCCTAAGTGTTTGTTGTATTTATAACCAAATATAAGACCTCCTGAATAGTCATACCACTGACCTCCAACGAAGTTGTGATACGAAAACTCATTACCGTCATCGTAATGATACGGCATGAAGTTTCCCCAAGAGTGCAACCAAAAGTCTTTCTTGTAGTGATAGAAGTCAAATCCTACCACAAAAGAGTGTTGTATAATATTGTCTAGCTCTGATTTTTTTCTAGCTACGTAGTCAGATAGAATTACTGGAACTACGTTTTCTTTCCATACAGCTGCGTTTGTTGCAACTATATTACCCTGAGGGTCTCTGTATTCTTGATTGTAAACATCTACAGTATATCCCTCGCTTATAGCTAATGAAGTGTAATGTATGTGTCCTGAGGGCATTATCCATTCTTCTAAGGGTGTATACCCATACGGCTCTGCTAATCGCTGTACGCCTCCTATATTGAAGCTTAGCTTACGTTTTGACATAAGACGAAGCCTTTGTGTTGCCTCGTAGTATTTTATATCAGCAAACCCGTCTTTTACGTATTCTACCTTAGCAAACCATTTATCTCTAACATACCTTAAGAAATGGTTTTGGTCAATGTACTCTTCGCCTTCTTGGCGTCTGTAATCTATCTCAAATAGGTATTCAAAAGGATTTCTACCAATATTTGCTGCATCAGAGAAAGAAGTCTCTGTACCATCTTTAAATGGAGTAGAGCCTTCGTATTGAAAGCGTTGTATCTTTCTAATACCTAATGTGAGAGAATAATCGTAAGGAGTGAGTACAGTGTCTGTAAATAGAAAAGAATTGTCTACTGAGTAGATGTTTTGGTCTGCTATAGAGGTTCCTCCGTTAGCAGCTAAATAAAATGTTGAAAATTTTAAAACTTTCTTTAACTGAGCGTGGCTTATAGTAGCTATCAGTAAAAATGCTAGTATAAACAGTAACTTTTTCATTATTTATTACTTCTGTAGTATTCGTCTACCTTAGTTGAGAAAGGAGCTGAGTCTGAAATAAACTTTTTAGCTGGACCTAATTTTGGAACCATACCACCATACAAGTAGGCTTTATTTTTTGTACCCATACTAGCTTTTTTCTTCTTTGGTTTAGTGTGAGTGTATCCCATTTTATCCATTCTTTCGTGGTCTGCTGGCTTGTTAGCCTTAAAACCCTTACCTGTCTTTGGGTCATACATCATGTGTGGCTTGAAAGCTTTACCGCCTTTTTGGTATTTTTGAAAACCATCCATTTCTGAAGTAGCGCCAAAAGGTTGTGCGTAACCACCACTTGTTTTTGTTTTTACAACTTTGTTGTTTTTTATTTTTTTAGTGGTTCTTTTCTTTACACCGAAGTCATCGTAATCGACTTCTACGTCTTTGATAAGTTTGCCTTGTTTATCGTATACAAACTTCTTTTTACGACCCTCTGAGTCTTTTATTTTGACTTTAGTTCTTCCAAGAACTTTTTTCTTTTTTACCTTGTTTGACATTATTTCTGTGTTATAGATTTTAAGAATTGTTTTAAGCTTTCTTTGTTTTCTTTTATCTTTTCGACCTTTGATATAGCGTTTGTAAAGCCATCTGGTATAGCTTGAGTGAAAGATTTTTTAGTCTTACCACCATCTTCTAGTGAGTACCTAAGACCAAAAGTAGGTGTGACCTTTTTGTTTTTTATATTGTAATCTACACCAAAGCTAGGAGATAATCTTGTTCCGTAAGGTCCGCTTCTAGATAGTTTTATATTACCACTAACAGAAGGTCCTTTCTGACTTTTTGGTGTAAAAGAACCTCCTCTAAAACTTCCCTTACCATATAAATCTAAGCTAGTAGAACCTCTTCTTCCTAGTGGGATACTAATACCACCACCTATATTAGCTTCTGTTTTGGTTTTTGGACTTTTACTACCCTTATCATCAAAAGCTCCACCAACTGTACCTGAATAAAATGCAAATGGCTTTGTTCCAGAGGTGTATTTGCCAAAAGCACTGCCTTTTGTTCCTCCAGATAATGAAAAGCTACCTCCTACTCCAGAGAAACTACTCTTCTTGCCTTTTGTATATCCAAGATTTATTGATGTTCTTCCCCCTAAAGGTATGTCAAGTTTTGCTTCTTTAGTACTTCCTCGTTTAGATACCTGTACGTTTACAGGGTTGTAGGCACCGCATCCTTGTCTAGACGGGTTCGCTGCGCATTCTGATTGTGTTGGCATATTTAATCCTTGTTTTGCAAATGTTTTTACGTTCGTTGGTTTACCACCTGGGTTACCTGCAGCCCTTTTTCTTCTAACTGCACTTGCCTTCTGACTAGCAGTCATATTTGCTGCTTTCGATGCAGGAACACACTTTGGGTATGGTCTGCCGTCTTTATCCTTGCCAGAGCGTCCACACTTCTTGTGTCCTCCTCCTTTCTTCTTAGAGCCTATATCTACCCAATCTTCTGCAAACCACTTAGCTAACCCTTTCTTAGCAGTAACCATGCCTTTACTTGCTTTCTTTGTACTTTTTTTATTAGCACCCTGTCTAGCTCTGTTAACAGATGGGTCCTCTAATACAAACCCCCCGTCAGCGGTATGCGAGACATCCTTACCCCCCTTACCGTATATTCCTAATTCTCTTCTCTTCTTATTTAACTTAGCTCTGTAACCGCGGCGTGCTGTCGTCGAGTGATATTTGGTGTCGTAGGCTTTCTTCTTCGCCTTCGCTTTCGGGTTGGCGTCGTAATATTTTTTACTCCTACTAGCCATAGTGTCAAAAATAAGAAAAAAAATGTGTAGATACAATATGGGAAGACTGTTTGTATATACCCCCACTACTATATACTATTTTGCGTTTGCACCCCGCTTATCTTTGCGTTTGCAATTTGCATTTTGACTTTGTATGTATTGCTATATACATATCACTATCATAGTATCATTGTATATGTTAATTAAATTTTGTATCTTGTTCTGTTTTTGGTAAACACATAACACAACTCACTATTCTTTTATATCTATTGCTATGAGTATGTTTAACATCTCTAGTGGTAGCAATGATGCGAAGAATAGTAGCGTAATTGCGGGTGCCAACACGACGCCTACACTTAAAAAATCGTGTGCAACTACTCTTGCTAAGGTCGATACTGGTCTTAGTAAGAATGGTATTAAAGCGTGGACTCTGACATTTGGTTCGGATGAAACCATATCTAAGTACTTCTACTTGGGTGCACGCTTTAAAGATAAGGACGGTAATCCAAGACTGGATGCTGTTCCTACCCATAAGCAGCTCAATGAGTTGAGAGTATGGGATACTGATGTAGCGTACAGCTCAGCCACTATCACAGAGATAGTCAAGAGTAAAGGCCTACATCATATGGTATTCAATGCCATTGATAACGACGAGGCTGTTGAGTCTCACGTCATCGAGAGCATTGGACTACCTGCTAAGTTCAATAGCCTTGAGAAGCGCGAGAAGTTCGTCGCTATCAATGAGGTTATTGCTGCTGCCTACAAGGACTTCTTGTTCCGTGATGAGGAAACTCGTAACGGTTTGAGAAACTTCTTCAAGGCTCTTGATGTTGCTAAAGGACAAACTATCAACTCGTTGACTCGTCAGCGTGTATTGATTGCTTACCTTAGACAAGTGTTGCAAGCTAGAGATTTACTCTCTACAATGTCACACAGCGACGACATCAATGTAGGTGCAGTCCTTGAGCATATGTTTGAGTTTACACAAAAGACTAACAATCTTAAGTGTTTCAGACTAGAGGACTGCTATGATAGATTGACTAAAGCATTACAAGCCTGTACTGGTGTGTATGTGTATGTCAATATATCTAAGACAAGAGACGGTGGGTTCTATGTTAAAAGCATAGATGCTCAACGTAACTACTCGTCTACCTTTGACGCTGTTAAATCCAATATTAATACTGCTCTTCGTGGCGAGTCTACTGCAACTGTAGTAACTACAACCACAGAGAGTAGTGATGACGAGAGCATCTGGTAATGGATATTATTGCGTGCCTAATGAGTGTAGTGTTCCCAAGGCAGGAGCACTATGCTTGGCACGAATATATAGCAGCCTTATTGTTTTGGTCAGTTATATTGACTGTCGCAGCTTGTATGCTTAGTGTAATCATTATAGGAGTACACACTATGAGCTTTGACTTTATTATTAACTAATCAAACAACTACGCGTTCACCTCTTCCGAGGTGTTCGCTTTCAGCTGTTCACTATCATAATACAGTCTGAGTGACTGAAACTAGTTGTTCACTATCATAACACAGTCAGGCTGTGTAAATATTGCACCTTGTGGTGCTGCAACACACGTATTGTGTGTGTATTACCGTCCTTCGGACAGTCTCAGCGCCATAATGCTGACTGCATACAACTAATATATTCTTTTATACTTATTGCATTTTCTTGTATTTTTGTGGCTTCGCCTATGATGCGTCACTACTACAGGAAAACAGATACTAATCACAACTAAAACCTAAAGAAATGGCACAGTTATCAATGCTCATTAAGGAAACACAGCGACGTAACCTTGAACATATGAGTAGAAAAGGAGTCGCTAAACGTAGATTCAGAGAGGTGTTCTCTCTACTACGTAATCTTAACTATGAGTATAAGTGTAATAGTAAAGGTAAGCTTACCGCATTCCGCTACGACAAGCGTGATGTGTGGAAGAATATCTTCATTAAGAATGATACCATATGGTTTCACTACACTAATACTAAAGAGAGAAGGTATGGTTCTCTTACCGATTTGCTAAAGGCTAACCTTATGCGGGTTCTACAAGAAGAACAATGGGAAGAGAAGAGACACGCTCATCTAATGAATATGCAAACTAAAGACTATACATATGCTTAAGATATTTAAAAGAATAGCAAAGCATACCGATATCATCGAGTATGTCATTATGTATGTAGGATTCATATCAATGATAAGTGTTATAATCTACAACTTAATTTTTCATTTTTGATATAGTAATGTAGAGGTGCAGGGAAAATATCAACGGAGCTATGGCCCGATATGGACGCTGAATGTAACACCTTAATCCCATATAAAAAAACAAGTGGGAGGATAAAACAGCTGCATTTACAATGTCAAAGAACAAGTATAAATATACGAAAATTATGACGAAAGCGCAAGAATTAATTACAACATTTCGAGCATTCGAAACAGTTCATCAACAGCTTAAGCTTGACTACAAAAAGATTTGTGTACAAGAGTTTGGTAAACCGTCAGATAAAATAGACAAGCACGGTAGACCAATAACAGAAAGACGTCTATGGGCACAACAAGCATTGAAAGAACTGCAAGAGATATACACCACAGCATACGGACTGTTCGTTTTCAACGACGAAGAACAGTTAGATGATGTATATCAAAGACTACTACTTTGTAAAATAGAGCTAGGAAAGATATGATGAGAACTGAACATAATAGTTATGATGTCTATAACGACACATACGATGACCAGGTTACATTTGAGTATTCCATTACTATGGATACAGGTTCATACGAACAACCACCAGACACTAGCGTAGAGATTAGAAAAATATCTGTCAATGGTAAAGACCAGAGTCAGTTATTCTTTATGCTATACAACGAGGGTTTGTTTGATATGGACAGAGTCGAGGAGTTGATTGAAATTATGCACAATGAGTGTTGACAATACGCCAGATTTTTCTGGCTTTCTCGACGAACTAGAAAGGTTGGAACACCAGCTTATGCTAGACGAGCATTTATATAAACAATGGATGCAAGACCGCATAGAAAAAACTATCGGTATGAAAATGAGTATTAACCAAAATGATGATGAAGCTTATGAAGAAAGCAGAAATCGTGGCAATGATTCGCAAAGATGTGAACAACCACAAGACGAAGATTGAGAAACTAAAGTCTCAGAATAACGAATTGAGAAACAAGATTGCAGAAAATCTTGACTCGATTAACAGTAGCAAATCTTTTGTTACTAAGTATGAGCCTGCAGTAACGACAGGCAACACCACCACTAAGAGCACTAAAGATTACATCAAAGGTAACAAGCCTAGTGGTAGAGTAGCTAAGGCTGCACCTAATGTAAGATACCGCAAGGATGGGTCAATAGACCTACGCTCTTACAACGGAGGTCGTGGTAAGAAAGGCAAGGCTGCCAAAGTAACCACAATAACAAGAACCAAAGCCTAATTTTTGGTTAGTTAAACACGGGACGCACAACAAACTCATAGCAGAGATACCACTAGGTAAGTGCGTTCCGTTGTTTAAAATTACTAAATGATATGGAAGGTTTGGGTAAAGAACTGAAACTGTTTGACAGTTATCTTGATATGCACGATGCCCTATATGGATACCAAAACAGTTCAAGAACATCAGCTATTTCAGTTCAAAGACTAAATGAATATGGTGAGAGTAGAGACAAGGGTTTATCTTTGGGTTCTACATTTTTGTGTTACGTCGACCCACAACTCGTTGAAGAGTTTATACAAAGACGTAGTAGCGACACCTTGTGGAATACAGCTAGGCTCAGAGATTATGCAGACAGTTATGTTGTATGTCAAGTTATTCAAACACACGAGCTAATTGACAACAACTATGACACACCACACAGAGTGTATGAGGTAGAGAGGTTTGCTGCCGATGATGCAGGTATCAAGATGCAGCTTATAGGTCTTAGAAGAAGGTATTGTCTTCCGTCTAGTGTCCTAAGATTGCAAGGTAACGCAAGACCACCAGGTGGTCATAGATGGCAAGTGGCAAGGATAGATGACCACGTACTTGTTAATCAAAACCATTGGGTTAGTGACGTGAAAATTGCTTTTGAAGAGCAAAATGGTGACCACAAGTATATAGTTGTCGAGGATGAGTACTACACAAGAGATGCTGTTGAGTCAGGTATTCTAAACTATATTGTGTTTGACCATTACAACGAGGAGTATCGTCACTCTGAAGGAGATGATATGTACTATGGTTACGTTTCTCGTAACGAGGAGGGTTGGTTCTCTAACCACGACTATTGTTACTCAGATACAGCTGACATTTACTTTATGGACAGCTATGTTGCAGATGAGATGCACTACCAGTGGTGTGAAGAACGTGGCACATATGTTCATTACGATGATAGGTATGAAGAAGTGGATGAAGACATTGTTATCCAGAACTACAGCTACAGACCAGAGTTTTACTATACAGAGAAAGACAGAAGAACGTCCTTCTCACCTAGAGATATTGGCAAGAGAAGTCATATATCAACTAATGGTCAAGGCTATTCTTTGGTAGGTACAGATGATTACCGATACCAGTGTAATACTCAGATTA